TTCGAGCATAGGATTGTTGTTTACAGCCCTCGTGAGGCGATGCTCATGGTTGCCCTTCAAGAACACCATACGAGGCTTGTAGACCTTCTGTTTGTTCTCCTTCTGACTCTTCTGGAGTGCATGGAGAGGATTCAACAGAGTCAACATCCCTGTGTTCCCTGCGGCTACGTCAGCTAGGTAGCGTTTACCTTCGAAGTACTTGCTACCTGCTTTGTCGTGGCTTGAGAGACTAGGGAAGTCCCAGTGATCACCTAAGTGAACTACGACATCTGGACGGTACTCACAAATTGCTTTCCCTGCCCATGTAAGATGCTCTTGAGCTGCCTCAGGTTTGCACTGTGTATCTGGAATTACTAGGATACGCATATGTTATTCAAACACGTTTTTAGGTTTATAAGGGTAGGGAAGTGTTTCGTAGACTTCAGGGAAGGCTAACAGGAGCTGCTGAAGAATATTATCATTCAAGCATCGTCCATAGCCAGCAAAGGGTTTACGATCACGATCATCCACTTCGTTCAAAGGGTACGCAACTGAGTAGTACACTTGCTCTTTGATGTTGTAGCCGTAGTGTTTCTCCATCTCGTCTAGGATACGATCTAAGACTTCCATCCAAGTAGTGTCATGGGGTTCAATGATGATTGTTTGCTTGAGAGGATGCACTTCATTGAACTCATCAATCCACTCATGCGTCACCATCTCAAAAGCCCAATAGTCATCTTCCATGACCGTAGGTGTCTCCTCAACGAATGCTACAGGTTTAGTCCATAGGGACATGAAGTTACTCTGTGCGTTCGCTACAGCAATTTTAAACTGATCAAACATAGTTGGTTCCTTTACGTAAACAATACGTGGTTTGTTAATGATTGAATGAAAATATTCGTCAAGTGTCATTGAAGTCTCCGTCTACAGGATGATACACCACCCATTGTGTCTCAAAGATGCCGTTACCGTAATCTTTTAAGACCTTAGATGTTGTAATTAAACGACACCCTAGTCTAGGATGATCAGTCACGTAGACTTTGTAGCACCCTTCCATCCAGTCAGGCTTAAATGGTGGATCTTTATAGTGAACTACTAGCTTCGACATCAGGGTACTCCTCATCGTCATGGTACTTCTTAGCTTCTGCAATACCTCGCTCAAGAGCTGTGATGATACCTAAGCGAAGAAGTGCGTGACGTTCCTCATCGTTCATGTCGAACGTATAGGTTGCACTACCGTCTTCATGTTCCTTGCGTAATGTGACTTGCATTGTAAATACTCCTTCTACGTTCGTTAAATTCTACCGTAACTTCCATGGTGTTTAGCGACCTCTCGGCAATACGCCTCATAGGCTTCTTCAGCTGACGCATAAAGACCAAAATGTTTTTCTTTGCCTTTGACGTGACACCGCGCTCTCCATTTTTGAGTCCTTTTATGAAAATCTACGCCTTTAAATCCAGAACTATTCGATTTAGGTTTTAACCTGTTCATCCCGTTCTCTGATTTAGTAGCTTCCCTAAGATTTTCAATTCGATTGTTAGACTTGTTCATATCTATGTGGTCAATACAGCTAGAAGGCATAGTCCCGTAATGATATAACCAAACCAAGCGATGAACATAGTGAAATTGATAGTTTAGATTAACACGCCGATACCCGTCTTTCAACGTACCAGCCACTGTACCTTTCTTAATTCGATTAGTTCTAGGGTTCTTCCATAAAAGTTCTCCATCAACATGATCAAAAAGATTTCTAACATCTGTCTGTGTTAATTCTTTCACCATTGCTTACCTTCCTTCTACGTTCAATTATCCAATCTTGGGGAATCATCTTATCAGCGTACATATAGCCGTTCTTCTCGCACCACATACCATACGTTGTCCTCGATGATTTACTCAGTCTAGCCTTGCTGTTGGAGAAGACAAAGCGAATGTCTAAGTGAGGATGCTGTCGTTTCACTAGGATGTGCTTCTGACGATCAATCGCTGTGAATAGCCCCTTAGTCTCGATGATGATACCGTTGTCAAGCACGAAGTCAGGTGTGTACTGATGTTCACTCGCTGGCTTGATGTACTTAACTTTGGTCTTCTCATACGTGAAAGGGATACCCGCCTCAGTGAGAGCATTAGCGACCTTTTCTTCTAAGCCGCTACGCCACCCATGTCTGATCGCATTAGCCCTTACTGTGCTTGTTGTCTTACGAGTTACCATTACAACCTAGTTCTTTCATACTGATGTAACAAAGCACCGAAGGCATCCACGAAGATCTCATCGTGCTGAGTATGTCCCATAGCGAACATGATAGCGTGAACGAGTTCATGGCAGAATGTTTGTTCGGTGAAGTTCTTGTTCATACCTGAGCGAAGATAGATGATGAATGTAGCACAATCACATTTACCGTACTCGCTCAAGTCCTCTACGTACTTGACTGTCCATTGACACCCAACAAGATAGAAAGATGAGGGCACGTTTGGTTTGGTGTTCTTCGTAGCCATAATAACATCAAGTTTTCATCGACACGAAGTTGATTACCATCGTAAGCTTTGAGACAAACGTCATAGTATTCCTTTGCAGTTGTACAGTCCTTTAAAAGCTTCTCAGCCTTCTTAGGCCCTATGCCTTTCAAGCCGATGATGTTGTCAATACGATCCCCTGTGAGCACCTGTGTGAATAAGTTACGAAGACCTTCTTCCTCAGTAACGTAGTATTCCTCATGCTTCACGAAGTTGTAGTGCCAACCTGCGACTTGATCTAGGTCTTTGTCTATGGAGACAATCCATCCACCCGTTGAAGTAGCCTCGATAGCCACCGCATCGTCAGCTTCCTGTCCCTCAATTAGTTCCGCACCGAGGCGTTGGAGATGGGTACGGATAGCATCGTAATGCACTGGCCTCTTAGCGTCCTTCCTGTTACCTTTGTAAGGCTCAGTGACTGCTATCTCATTCCTGAAGTTGCTACGACCTGTGATGTACGCTTTGTAGTCATCGCACTTCAAGTCATCGTAGACAATCTCATTGACGAGCTGAGTCACACGAGCCAAACAGATAGCCTCATCAACGTCCTCAGACGCAAACCCAACACGATAGGTTATGATGTCTGCGTCAATGACGGCTAACTTAGGACGTTCTTTATTTAAGTCGTTCATTTAACGAAGACAAAAACACTGCTGCTGCTTCCCATGTACTAAAAACAAAACGGGCATCACGACCACACCAAGCTTCGTTTCCACCAACGGTAATAATAAAACCGTTTTCAACTTTTGAAATTTGTAAGTTCATCATAGTGCCTCATCGTCTTCTTCGTCGTCGGCCTTAGGTTCAGGTGTGTAAGTCACTACCTCAGTTACCATCAACTTCTTGATCGTAGGTGCATTACCGTGTTTAGCTGACATACGATGAGTGTACGCTGTGAGCACCGCTACGCACTTGGAGCCGTTACCGAGAGCTTTAACGTCTACTTCCTTCATGGAGTCATCTGTGGGGTTGAACAAGTACTTGCTCTTAGCCACGATGAAGTTACCCATAGCATCCTTGTGCTTCACTTTGATGCCTAAGCCTGTGAGCTTCGCTGCATCGTCATCGCTGATGTTACCGATGGTGCATTCGTAACGATCATTGTCTGTGTTGAATGCTGTGTTGAACTCAGCCATCCACTTAGACCAAAACAACTCACCGCTAATCTTAACTGGTTTCAAATCTGACATATGTTTTCAATTCCTTTGAAAGTTTACTATTGTAAATAACTTCCCTCTTTACGAGAGAGGCTTTCCGCTTCATCCTCAATGTAGTCAAGGGCTGCTGAGAGCACCAAGTATACATCGAGTAGATCTAGATCATCGCTGTGCAATAGAGTGAAAGAATTCTCACCTATGTTCAGCATGATCTGAGATTTTAGTTTATCCGATCTGTCTATCAATGGGTTTCCCTCCACGACTTCCCTGATTTGTATTCTCCGTCAAGAGGACACCTAAGATTATATGCTAATCCTGCTTCCCTGATTGATTGTACACAAGCTTTACCCGCTTCATCAGCAATGTCAGGTTTACATTCAAATTGTAGCTCATCGTGGACATTAGCGACTAACTTAACATCCCATGTGTTTGCCTTGATCTTATCATTGAAGATCACTAACGCCTTCTTCATCACGATAGCACCTGCGCCTTGAAGTAAGCTATTGAGTGCCGCATGTTCACTGCGAACCCAAATCTTACGACCATCAAGCCCCGGTACATAGCCCTCGGACGCATATGCGGATACTTTATTACGTAGACGCTGCAACGAGGGAGTCCCTTTAAGAAAGGCATCGATGAGCTTCTGTCCAGCAGCAGCACTACCACCGACAATCGAGCCAATCTTCGCTGGCCCTGCACCGTAGAGGAACGCATAGATGAACGTCTTCGCTTGGTCACGTGTTTGTAGACCGGCTGCTTTTTGATTAACCGTGTGGACATCCGTGCCCTCTTTAGACGATCCCTCGGTGACTGTCTTGACATAATCCTTATCCTTCATGTAATGAGCTAACATCCGAAGCTCTAGACCACTAGCGTCACATCCAACTAGGACGTTACCTTCCTCAACTGTCCAGCACTGACGACATTCAGGGCCATAGGGTGAGCCTGAGTTAGGTATCTGTGCCATGTTAGGCTTCATGTGAGTCATGCGCCCCGTTACAGCTCCATTCGTGATGACTCTACCGTGAACCCTTCCGTCCTTACCTACGACTTCCAACCACGATTCAATCTGAGCGATACGCTTCCCTAACATCATATACTCAGCTATTAACTGAGCAATGGGATACTTCAGCGACATCAACACTGCCTCATCCACGATAGCCTGACCTTGAGGGTAGTTAGCTGTAGGCTCGGTGAACTTCTTAGGTTTCCATCCGAGTCCAATAAGCTTCTCCGCTATCTGTTGTCTAGATGCAGGATTGAATACCACCACTTCAGGCTTGAGCGTCTTCCCTGTCTTTTCAGAGATACGTTCAACCTCATATGGTGGATAGAGAGCTTGCATTTTGTCATTGATGGCACTCATCTTCCCTTTGAGTTCAGATAATAGGCAAGTAGCGTGAACTACATCGAGCTTAAACCCGTTACGTTCTTGCTTGTTTATGATAGAGGCAACTTTATGCTCAAGAAGAACGCTATCATTAGAGAAGCCCATGAGTACAACATCATCTGAAAGTTTTCGGAAGAGACTGCAAAGAACATCAACGTCACGCTTACAATAAAACTCAAGAAGATTGCCCACAGGTAGGTCAAAACATTCTCCATCATAGTCTTCCCTTCTGTTCATCATCCACTGCCACGTTGCTTTGTAGTCCAGCTTTGCTACCCCTAGAGTCTTGCCCCAAGCGTCCAAGCTGTGACCGTTCTCTCTCGTTGGCTCTAGCAGCCTTGACACTACGAGTGTGTCGTATGCTTGCCTCAGTCCAATCTTGGTCTTCCAAAGCTTGTTTAAGATCACAAAGTCGAATGCACACCCGTTGTGAGCTGCGATCAACGTAGCGTCCTTTAAGTAGTCCCAAAGTCCTGTTGGAGCTTTCCATACTTTCACTTCTCCTGTGTCAATGTCTTGTGTCACACATAGATGAATCACATCATGTGCCATGTTGGTCTCAATGTCTAAGGCTATGCGTTTTATCATTTTAGATTTAAGAATAAGCCGATTTGAGCAAATGAGTATCCTAGCCACATGATACCAGCACCCATGTCACCTTTGAGCCATTGTAGCGTCCCTACAACAGCGTAGCCGATGCCGATAGTCCCTACGATAATCATTTCGATCATCGTGATACCCTCAATTCTGCATCAGGGTTGTCTAAGCAAGCGTTGTGGTATTCAGACACAAAACGCAACAAACCATCATAGCTACCCCATCCGTTTTCAGGGTTCCATTTTTTATAGTGTTCAGGATCCTTACGAAGAATCTCAAAACCTTTGATTAGATGCTCCGCAATATCACAAGCAAACTTCATACCGTGTTCATCAGGTCGCCATAGAACTTCGTATAGAGTCAAACCTCCACCAAGCTGTACTTGCATAGCCATTTTGTTTACATTGTGCGTAATGTTGTATTCCCACACAGAAGTTGGTTTTGTAACCATCAAATCAATATCTAAACTCATAGTTCCTCCATTGTTACTTCAATCATACGACCTGTTTTGCTATCGTACATCAAGCTGCAAGCAGGCCCAGTGGCGCCTGTGTATCTGTTCTTCGCAACAGCTACCTTTGTAGTATTACGCACTATAGGATCGTCACTCATGGAGTTACGCTCCAAGGTAATCACAGCATCGGACAACTGAGCGATAGCGCCTGAGCCTCGCAGCTGAGACAACGATACAGCCTCGCCATCCTCGTGTCCCTTGTTCGATGTGCTAGGTCGCTTTAGATGCGATACGCAGATCAAGGTAATACCAGTCTCCTGAACCAGTGTACGCAGACGAGTCATCAAGACATCAATGCTCTTGCGCTCATCATTCCCATCCATACCAGAGACAACGAGAGAGATATGATCCAAGAAAACAACACGGCAATCACAAGCCTTGGACATATATCG